GAAGGAAGTTCACAAGTGACTTCCTTTTCTTATCTTCAAATGAGGGCAAAATGGCTGGTATGGTCGGTTTTGGAAAAGAAAAATTCAAGGATATCTTAGCTCTTCAAAGACGGGTCTTTCCCGCTTTTAAAATAGAGTCTAAGGTTCGAGGAATTTATCAGGTCCAAACGTTTGAAGTCAAACATCTTGATCCATTGTCTGCACCACCAAAGGTGGTCTCATATGACCTCGACTCTCTTCTCAACTTCTTATTAGACTTTCTAATCACTGAACACAGAAAACGACGTGAAACACCTTTCATCTCTCAAACTCTCCTTAAGGGAGATTTTGGAGAGCCAGGTATTACCATTCAATTCCCAATAACACCACCTGAGACATTACCAAAAGTAATGGCCCATGCTATACCCGAACCACTTAAGGTTCGAATTATAACAAAAGGTGAAGAGGATAATTGGGTTCTTAAACCAATTCAAATAGCAATGTGGAGATCCTTACAGGATTACCCTTGCTTTAAATTGACTGGAACTCCAACTATTCCTCTCAATGTAATTGAGAGTTGGAATGGAACTCACTTTCTTTCCGGTGATTATGAGTCTGCTACTGACAACCTTAATATGGATGTCATGCACCTAATGATTGATGAACTTAAGAAGACCATTCCTACATCTTACCATAAATGGTTAGAATGGGAAGGTGGTATTCATGAAATTCATTATCCAAAAGATAGCGGTTTGACCCCAGTTTTACAAACTAGAGGTCAGCTTATGGGATCACTTCTTTCCTTTCCAATTTTATGTGTGGCAAATGCTTGCACAATTGGAATTGTAAAAAAGAAGGATCTTCATGAGATACCCGCGTTAATCAATGGTGATGATATCCTTTTTAAGGGTTTCCTTCGCGAGATTAAATCTTGGAAGAAGATTTCAAGTTGTATGGGCTTAATCCCCTCAATTGGTAAGAATTTCATTTCTCCCGATTGGGGCACGATTAACTCTCAGATGATTACCAAAATTGGTAATATCTGTAAGCATACAGCCACTGGATCCTTCGGTCCGACAGGTAAGGTAAATAATTACCTCCAATGTCTAACTGAAGCTATCCGTGTGGATCCTGAACATCTTCCTTCATATGTTACTCGAGCAAAGGCTATTCTTAAACGAACTCCACAATCTGTTGATATCTCAACTGATTTTGGAGGGATCGGTCCTATGACAACTAAAAAACCAACTTTACAAGATAAAGAAATTTATTTCTTTAAGTTGTTGAGAAAGTCTTTTGATAAGGTCGTCGAAATTGATGACTCCCAATACTGGAGAATCCCACGACATCTATATAAGATGTACGGTAAGGTTCTCTTTGCAAAAGGATCCCATGCAATTCCAGAGATCAATTCTGAAGTTGAAGAACTTCCAGATAGGGTTTTCCCCTATAAGGAATTCCGTCAATTCCAAAAATGGTATAAGACCAATCCGGATCTTCGAATAAGGATAAATAACAGTAGCTTAGAAGGAGAAATACCTCTAACCATGGTGAAACCAATCTTAATAAAGATTCCAAAAACTTTCGATAAAATTATCGAAAATCTCAAAATCCGTATATAGAATAATCGTACACGG